GAGGCTGGGTCTACAAAGATAAAATATAGGAGCATGGATCATGGCTCTAATTGATTTTAAAGTCTTACCTGGAATAGATAAACAAAACACTGACTCTGGTGCAGAGTTTAGATGGATTGATTGTGACAACGTAAGATTTAGATATGGTCTTCCAGAAAAAGTAGGTGGATGGTCTTCACTTGTTACAGATACAATTGTAGGTGTTGCAAGAAGACAGTTCGCGTTTGTTGATTTAGATGGTAATCGATACGTTGCTATTGGTACAGATAAATTTTTATTGATATATTTTGAGGGACAATTGTATGATGTTACACCTTTAAAAGCAACGCTAACATCTTGTACTATTGCAACAACTAATGGTTCAGCTGTTTGTTCTATAACAAAATCAAATCATGGATTGTCAGCTGGTGATATTGTATTATTAGACAATGTAACTTTACCAGGTGGTACAGGTTATCAAAACTCAGACTTTGAAGATAAATTATTTCAAGTAACTTCTATTACAAGCACAAGTGTATTTACAATTACGCAAGCTAGTAATGCTGGTGCAACTGTATCAACAGGTGGTAGTTTACAAGTTAAACCTTACGAACAAGTTGGTCCTGCAGAACAATCATATGGTTATGGTTGGGGTATTGATAGTTGGGGCACAGGTAACTGGGGTGAAGCTGCACCTGCATCTGATGTATCACTAGAACCTGGTTTATGGTCGTTAAGTAATTTTGGTGAAGTATTAATTGCAACAATTGCAAATGGTAAAACATTTACATGGAACGCTGGTGATCCAGCAAGACTAACAACCAGAGCATCGACAACAACAACTAATTTTGCAACAGGAAACAATCCTACTGCAACAAGAGTAACACTAGTATCTCCAACAACTAGACACTTAATTCATTTAGGTACAGAAACAACAATAGGAAATACTGCAACACAAGATGATATGTTTATAAGATTTTCTGATCAAGAAAATATAAATGATTATACAGCGACAGCTATTAATTCTGCTGGTTCACAAAGATTACAAGATGGTACAAAAATTATTGGAGCATTAAAAACAAAAGAAGTAATTCTAGTTTGGACTGATAATGCTTTATATACGATGAAATTTATTGGTGCACCATTTACATTTGGTTTTGAACAAGTGGGTACAAACTGTGGACTTATTGGTAAAAATGCTGCTGTTGAAATAGATGGTACTGCATTTTGGATGTCACCTAATGGTTTCTTTATGTTTGATGGTACAGTTAAATCACTACCATGTAGTGTAGAAGATTTTGTATACGATTCAGCTGACACTACAAAAGGTCAACAAGTAAACGCAGGATTAAATAATCAATTTACTGAAGTTGTTTGGTATTATCCATCAACAGGATCTGATTATAATGATAAGTATGTTGTATTTAATTATGGTGAAACAATGAAAGGTGGTGTTTGGTATATTGGAACTGAAGCTAGAACATCATGGATTGATGCAACAGTTTATCCAACACCTTTTGCAACTAAATTTGACGACAACTCATCAGGTACATTTCCAGTTATTGTTGGAGAATCAGGACTAGGTCAAACTACGTTCTTTGAACATGAAGTAGGCACTGATCAAGTTAATCCTAATGGTAGCACAACAACAGTTACATCATTTGTAAAATCATATGACTTTGATTTACAACAAAGACAAAGAAATGCGCAAGGTCGAGCGTCAGGACCAACTGTAGCTGGTGAAGTATTTTTAGCTATGAGAAGGTTTGTACCTGACTTTAAAACATTGCAAGGGAACGCTAAAGTAACACTAGCAGTTAAAAGATATCCGCAACAATCAGAAACTGCAACTAGTTTAAGTCCCTTTACAATTACCTCATCTACTGATAAAAAGGATACTAGAGCCAGAGGTAGGTTTGTTAATGTCAAGATAGAAAATGATTCTGCTTCAGAATCATGGCGGTTTGGAACATTAAAAATTGATGTTCAACCAGATGGGAGAAGATAATGTCTATAGATAAAAAAATAGATTATGTAGATCAAGATGGTTACAAGAATTATACAAAAAATTCTAAATCTGTAACTGTACCAAAAGAATTCAAAGCTAGAAAAGATGCACCAGCAACTAAATTAGCATACATTACAGCTGCTGAAGAAAAACAATTAAAAAAACAAAACCCAGGCACACCGCATAAAGGACCATCAAATGTTCCTAGTTATGACTCATTTGATGCACAAGGAAGTTACACATCTGGTTCTGCGATGAGTGCTGCTGAAACAGGTAGTAGCAATGCAAGAGACAGAGCAGAAGTTAGAGCTAGTAATATAGGAGCACCTAAAGGTGCAGGTCCTGGAGTTAGGTCTAATCAAGAACGAGATTTAAGATCTTCGTTTATTGCAGCCGGTGGTGGTAGAAGAGTTAATCCAAGTTTTTTTGATAGTAGAAATAGAGTATCACCAGCAGAGTTAGCAAGAGCTAGAGCATTTAATCCAGCTGCATTTAAAGCTGGTCGTAGAGGTGGTATCATGGACTTCTTTACAGGTGGTGGATTTTTAGGAAACATAATTAGAGGTCTTGGACAAAAATTTGGTTTAGGTAAAAGATTTAATGAACCAACTTATGATATGTCAAGATTTAATAAACTAGGTCTTGGAGGATTGGATCCTTTTGCAAACTTAGATATTAGAGACATATATGACAGAAGAAAAACTAATGAAGAAGATGAAGATATTTTTACAAACACTGTTGCACCTATGTCAGTAAATAATAATATTGAAGGTATTAGATTTAATAATCCAATAGGTGGTGTAGATCAATTTGCTAGAGAAATGGAAGCTTTAGAAGCTTCTATTCCAAGAAGACCTGGTCAAACAGAAGATATCTCAATGAGAATACGACCAAGAGACATGACTGGAACTTTAAGAGATTTTTATACAAATAAAGGTCAAACAGTTACACTAGCTGATGGACGAGTAGTTCCAACCACTGAAGATACATTATTTGAGGTTTATGATGATAACATTAATTTTAGAAATGTTCCTACTGATTTAGGTAATCCATATAATGATCCAAGAGTTGTACCTGAAGAAAAAGGTTTAATTGGTAATGAAGGTATTATGTCAGTGGCAGATGCTTTAACTATACCTACGTTTGATGATAGTGGAGTAAGTTTAAGGAAAAGAATGACTTTATACAATGCTGGTTATAACGACCGTCAAATTAAAGAAGCATTAGATGCTGGTTATTTGGATCAACTTGTAAGAGATATAGAAGGACCACCGATCGCATAATGGCAAAAATAGTAGTAAGATTACCAGAACCAAAAGAAGAATATGATGTTTCCAACCAAAAACAAATTAATAGAGCAATTGCTTTGATAACAGAACAATTAAATTCAACGTTTTTAAACGAACAAAAACAGGAGCAAGAAAGATTTTCTTGGTTTATAGGTGGCTAATATATACAAAAACGCAAAACTAGATTTGACTACCGCGTCAGAAACTGTACTATATACAGTTCCAAATGACTCAAGAGCTATTGTAAAGTCTATACTTGCATGTAATGACCAAAACTCTAGCGGAGCTAACTTGGATGTAACACTAACAGATGCATCTAGTAATGCATTTGTTTTATTTAAAACAAAAGCCGTAGGGGCTCTTGCAACAGAACAACTTTTGACAGAACCATTAATTTTGTTAGAAGGTGAAATATTAAAAGTAACTGCATCTGATGCAAACGAATTACATATCGTTGCATCGATATTGGAAATAAACAGAGATTAATTATGGCATTTATAGAAGAAGGATCTGTAGAATACGTAGAGATAGACGGCAAAAGAGTGCCAGTCGTTAAGTGTGAAACAGAAGTAATATTAAGAAATACACAAACAAATTACGAGTATAACTCGGATCAAGAAGCAGAAGATGATATTGCAAATCCAGAAACCGATACTCAAAGAGAACACATAACAAGATCATTAAAAATTAAAGTTGCAAAGATGCCGGCTATAGGTGCATCATCTGATAAGGACGAAGAATAATGACAATTTCTAGAGGACAAATGCCCAGACAATTATACGGATTAGGAAGCTTTGTTAAGTCTATTGGTAAAGGAGTTAAAAAAGCTGTAAAAGGTGTTAAAAGTCTTGTTGGATCTGATTTAGGTAAAGCTGCATTATTAATAGGTGGAGGAATGATTCCTTTTGGATCAACTCAAACAAGTTTATTTTCAAGAATAGCAAACACTCCTTTTGTAAGTGGTATTCTTCAAAGTAAAGCTGCTGGTAAAATTGGTAATGTTTTACAAGACGTGGCTATTGGAACGGGTATTGCAGGTCTTACTGATTATCTTACAAAACCAGATGAAGATCCTTCACAAATGAGAACAGAAGGAAGAACAGCTGCAGAGATAGCTGAACTTGAAAGTGAACTTAGAAAAAATTACAAAAATCTTGGATACACAGAAGGTGAAATAGATTTACTTGTAGAACAAAACATGAGAGAATATAGAGCTATGGGTGGCAGAATAGGATATGCTAGAGGAGATATGGCAGAACAGAACGCGATGCAGGCATCAGGGATCATGGGTCTACCATTAAATGAAAACCCTGCAGGTGTAACAGAATTAGACCTTAGAGAAACAGGTGGATTTATTCCTCCAGTTGGTGTAAAAGAGAAGGCAGACGACATCCCTGCGATGCTTTCAAATAATGAATTTGTATTTACAGCTGATGCTGTAAGAGGAATGGGTGACGGTAACGTCAATGTAGGTGCACAACGTATGTACGATATGATGAAAAAATTAGAAAACGGAGGTAGAGTTTAATGGCTGAAGTAACTACTACAAGAACAGAATTACCAGAATTTTTAGAAGCAGCGGCAAAACCATATTTAACAGAACTTACAACAGCTGTTGGTGGTTTAAAAGGTGCTGATCTTTCAAAAGTATATGGACCACAGTTTGTAGCTGGTCAAGATCCATTATCACAACAAGCAGTATCAATTGCAACAGGCGCTCAAGGTCTTGGTTCTTTTCAACCGTTTTTAGAAACAGCTGCAGCAAGAACAGGTCCAAGTGCTTATCAAGAATTTATGTCTCCTTATCAAAGAGATGTAATTGGTACTACCTTATCTGAGTTCGATAGACAAGCTGCTATGCAACAACAACGATTAGCTGATCAAGCTGTTCAAGCAGGAGCTTTTGGTGGTGGTAGAGAAGGTGTACAAAGAGCAGAGTTTCAAGC